AAGCTGTTACCTATTGAGCATACTATCAAGCTGGCATCTAAGAAAGAGAAGATGTCTACTAATAGTTACGCTACTGTGGTGGCATCACTGGGTACTAAGGTGCCTATGAAGGATGATGATCAAGATACGCTACGTTCTTTTGTTGACTACATAGACAACTCTAATGATTACATTCTTAGCGAGTGGAAGAAGTTAAACAAGCCTGATGTAGCTATCTCGCCTGATGTACTTGATGCTATCGTACAGGTAGAGGAGGCTCCATACTAATATGGATATGAACCATGTCGCTGAACTTCCTATTAAGAAGTTGATGCGGGATGCTACTCTAGGCAAGTCCAGTATGTCGGAGGCAATCATTGATAAGGTTGCCTCTGATGTCAAAGAAGGCTTAGACAAGCAGTTCAATGGGGGTCCACGTGATAAGTTCAAGCTTAGAATGTCAAACATTGGACGCCCTATATGTCAACTCTGGTTTGAGAAGAATAGACCAGAAGAGAAAGAACCCATGCCAGATCAGTTCATGATGAACATGATGCTAGGTGATATAGTTGAGGCAGTGTTCAAAGGTATACTGCGTACAGCAGGGGTCAAGTTTAAAGACAACGATGTTGTGAACTTAGACTTAGGTGGTGGCAGACGCCCAATCAGAGGGGAGTATGACTTAGTTATGGAGGGCAGAGTAGATGACATTAAGTCTGCATCTGATTACTCCTACACTAAAAAGTTTGTTGACCTTGAAACCCTACAAGCCAGTGATCCTTTCGGCTACGTAGCACAGCTTGTAGGCTACGCTACAGCAGCAGGTAAGAAGGTAGGTGGCTGGTGGGTAGTAAACAAAGCTAATGGTCATCACAAGTATGTGTCAGCTAAGGAGGTAGACGTTGATGAAGTACTAGACAAGATGAGAGCAACGTATGACTACTTAGAGAATGATGAGCCACTTGAGCGTAAGTACACAGACATACCTGAGACATACCGTAAGAAGGAGTCAGGCAATAGGACGCTATGCAGAGAGTGTAGCTTCTGCTCATTTAAGAAAGCTTGTTGGCCTGAGTACCAAGAGTTGCCATCAAGAACCTATCAAGGCAAACTAACCGCACCTATGGTGCATTACACTAAGTTAAAAACAGAAGATGCCTAAACCTACAAGGCTACACCTTAAAGCAAAGTACAGGAGCGGTCTTGAAAAACAGACTGCTCTTGCTTTGTCTGAGAGCCAGAAAAAGGTTAGATACGAGTTACTAAAAATAGAGTGGGAGGACTTACGTTACCGTACTTACACGCCTGACTTTCAGTTAGACAACGGTATCTTTATTGAGACCAAGGGTATCTTTGATAGCGAGGACAGGCGCAAGCATGTAGAAGTAAGAAGGCAGCACCCTGAGTTAGACATACGCTTTGTATTTAGTAACGCTAGAGGCAAGCTATACAAGGGTGCTAAGAGTAGATACTGTGATTGGTGTGACAAGAATGACTTTCTTTATTCCCACAGGCTAATTCCAAAAGAATGGTTGACAGAGCGGGGAAGGTGTGTTACACAGACTAAGATACCTCTTAAGACAAAAAGGAAGACTTAATGCCATACACACTAGAAGACGATGAGATTGCAGTACTAATCAAGCCTATGGGTGATGGACGTATTGGTACTTGCATTTGCAAGAGTGACGATCATGAAATGACTGACAGTGCCTTAGCAGACGCTATGGGTGTAGGTCTAGCCATGATTGGTTTGTTTGAGTTGATGAATGATGATGATACAGGTGTCTATGAAGAAGTTAAGCTTGCCTTGGAAGACAAAGTAGATCGTTTGCTAGAGGGTGGTGATGAAGATGACGAAGATGCACCAGAGCCTATGTACACAGCAGAAGGTAATGTACTAACGCTCAATGTATTTACTAGAACTAAAGGTAGCTGCTAATGGCTAAATGGAGAGAAACAACAATGCCCTTTGAAGTAGACATGGTAGACAAGCCACCCCACTATAATACCGCAGACATTGAGTGTATTGAGGCCATGAAGGCTATGTCAGAGGGTGCAGATACAACACCACATGAAGCATACTGCTGGCAGAACTCATTCAAATACCTGTGGCGTTGGCCTTACAAGAATGGAGTAGAAGACTTGAAGAAAGCACGTTGGTACTTAGATCGGCTTATTGCGGAGGTAGAAGATGCAAGTTGAGAGGTTTAGTGTTACCTTTGTGCTACAGATTGATAAGTCAAACAATATCCTATCTTCACACTCTACCTACTACGAAGAGGACATTAAAGACTTGCTAACTAGAGTAATCTATGATATAGATGATGTAGAAGTAACCAATATAAACGTGAGGGATCAAGGATGATTACGCAACAAGATTCACCTCTTAATATGGTACGCCAGTTTGCAGAGGCAATGGATCACCCGCTTGACGAACAGTATGGCTACAGTAGAAAGCTAGAAGGCTTTCGGTGGTTGTTACTCAAAGAAGAGTACAGTGAAGTGCGTGATGCAGACGGGTCAGCAGAGATACTTAAAGAACTGGCTGACTTGGTGTATGTAACGTATGGCTATGCAGCTACCTATGGGTGGGACTTGGATGAGGCTGTACGCAGAGTACACGCATCTAATATGTCTAAGCTAGACTCAGCAGGTAAACCTCTCAAGCGTCCTGATGGTAAAGTATTGAAGGGGGCTAACTACTGGAAGCCCGACCTTACTGATCTTGTCTAAAATACAAAGCAGGATGCTTGAGCTGCTAAGACCAATAGAAGAACAAATAATGATGTGTGACAACAGAGAAGAAACCCTTATGTTAGCTTGTGCTATGCTACACAAGGCTCAAGTAATACTGGAAGCACACATAGGAGAAAGAGGACGTAAAGAAATCTTCACGTTCCCCAAGGAGAGTAAAAGATGAATAACAATTACCTACCCAGTGACTACCAGACCTTCATTGCAACCAGCCGCTATGCACGTTGGCTTGAAGGCGAGGGACGCCGTGAAACATGGGGTGAGACTGTAGAGCGTTACCTGCACAACATTGCTAAGACATGGCTCAAGCCTGTTGACCTAGATGAAATACGTAGTGCTATCCTTAGCCTTGAGGTTATGCCTAGTATGAGGTCACTCATGACTGCGGGTAAAGCTGCTGACCGTGATAATACCTGTATGTATAATTGTAGCTACCTACCCGTAGATGACCCTAAGTCTTTCGATGAGGCTATGTTCATCTTGCTTTGCGGTACGGGGGTTGGTTTCAGTGTTGAGCGTCAGTTCATCGCTAAACTCCCTGATGTTCCTACTCTTTTCCAAAGCGAAACTACTGTTGTCATCAAGGACAGCAAGGAAGGTTGGGCTAAAGGGTTGAGACAAGTGTTGGCACTCCTGTGGGCTGGTGAAATTCCTAAGTGGGATATTAGCAGAGTTCGCCCTGCAGGTGCAAGGCTTAAAACGTTTGGTGGTCGGGCTAGTGGTCCTGCTCCTTTGGTTGATTTGTTTAACTTTGCTACTACTACCTTCCGACAAGCACAAGGGCGTAAGCTATCTAGCCTAGAGTGTCATGATCTTATGTGTAAGATTGGTGAAGTAGTAGTGGTGGGTGGTGTTCGCCGTAGTGCTATGATCAGCCTGTCTAACCTGTCAGATGACCGTATGCGCCACGCCAAGTCAGGCAACTGGTGGGAGAATGCAGGGCATAGAGCCTTGGCTAACAACTCTGTGTCTTACTCAGAGAAGCCTGACAGCATGGCGTTCATGCGTGAGTGGACAGCCCTAATGGAGAGTGGGAGCGGGGAGCGTGGTATATTTAATAGAGAAGCTTCGATTAAACAAGCAGCAAAAAATGGAAGACGAGAAACTTGCTATGAGTTTGGAACCAACCCGTGTTCAGAGATTATTTTACGCCCTAACCAATTCTGTAATCTTACAGAGGTTGTCATCAGGGCTACGGATAGTTTGGAAGACCTTACAAGAAAAGTCCGTCTTGCAACTGTACTTGGAACAATACAATCCACCTTCACCACCTTTCCATACTTGCGTAAGGTGTGGCACACCAACACAGCGGCAGAAAGATTGCTCGGTGTGTCACTCACGGGGATAATGGACAATAAGCTAATGACCTTAGAGAACAAAGGTCTATCTGATACATTGGAGCATCTTAAAAATGTGGCTGTTTCTACTAACGCTGAGTGGGCTGACCGTATTGGTATCCCTCATAGCACTGCTATTACTTGCGTCAAGCCCAGTGGAACAGTTTCCCAACTGGTTGATTCGGCTTCTGGAATACATGCTCGTCATAGTCCCTATTATATCCGTACTGTGCGTGGAGATAATAAAGACCCAT